ACGACTGTCTAAATCGGAAAAGTTTCCATCCAACTCAGCAAATGTAAGCTGTGATCCTTTTGTTAAACGTAATACAATTGCCATTTTTCAATTACCTATGTTGTCGACCTAAAGTAGCCATCCTCGACATAACCTTCAGCGACATAAACGTCGACGTCGACCGGGCGCTCTTGTAGGATATTTATACTTGTTGTGAAACCAAAATCGCTATCATCTAAACCGATAGTAGAGAGTGGCGATGGATTGGTTGTTATTGTTTCGATAGTAACATCAGAATCTGCAAACCCTTCTCCTTTGAGACCAAGGTTTGTTTGTGCTGTACGAATGATTGAGCTTTGCGTAATAGAGCCATAAAAATTAATTTTCATCTCAAAATCTAGAGTATAGATAATAGTTCTTCTTTGCTCTAAACCAGATTCAAAGTCATCAGCAAATCCTACACCTTGAATTATAATCGGAACATCTTCTTTTAAAGAAGGGTACTCTGTAGCAAAAGGCTTAACTGTCAGGGCATACTGCGGATTAAATGTAGGAAGAATTTGCTCAACAATTTGTAGTGCATCGTCTTGAGACTTTGCATATACATTCAATTGGAAATTAATTGTATATGGTACGGGCGTAAAAAACTTTTGTCTTTTCGTGCTATCATCACCAGATGTTTTAAATGCAGAAACTTTTTGAAGCTGACGTGTTGCATCATAGTTTAATGATGTAATTTCAAAAGACATCCTTGGTAACTTTATTGCTACACGCGTGTCTTCAACCAAGTCAGGATTTTCTCTGATTCTCTCTAAGAATTTTTCTTTTGGTGCATAAGATAAAGGAACTTTGACTTGACTAATGATTCCACCAGCAGAGTTTGCGCGAAGAACATATATGCCATTAAAGAGCGAGCCAAACATGGCAACGCACTTACGCACTTTCTTGTGATAAAAATGACCGCCAAACATTACCTAGGATCTCCAAATGGATTTGTTTCTGTAAAGTCTAAGAAGCTAACTGCATCGGTCTGGAAGTCAGCATTTTGCTCATTCTCAGATATCTTATTGTCTTCTGTAACAGCAGATACGGTATAGTTCGAATCGAGCCTATAGTCACCAGAAAGAACGATTGTTCCTGCAGTAAATGTGTGGAACTTGCCGTCATTAGCACCAACATGAATCAGATGTAGTTTATTATCAGAGTCAGACCACTTAGATACTTCACCTACCATAAGTGTGCCATCAGTTAGTGTTTGCGTGGCAGTGTTTCCAATTTCAATTGTTTGACTGTCAGAATCAAGTGTTAAGATATAAGTATAAGCATAGTCTCTTTCAATGTCGTCAATAACTGCAACGCCTGTATCCAGATCTTCATCATTGTATTCGAAAAGCTGTGCTCTTAGTTTGAATGTCGGTAGATTGCTGAGCTGATAAAATGGTTGCTCATGTTCAACATGATTAATTTGAAATATAGAATTAGAAAGCGGAAGATAAATTAAGTCACCTTCTCTTGGTCTATCACCAGAAATTTCATTATCATATCTTTTTACAGTTTGCTCCCATCTACGACGAGACACAACAAACGTAGCTTCATCTCTAATTTCTACACCAAATTTAGTAAATAGATCTCCTTCGCCGTCAAATCCTTCGACGTTCTCGATGTACATTTCGATTTTATGAGATGAGTTAAATCTTGAAGGAACATCTTGACCAAAAACTCTATCTTCACCGACCAAATCTCGTGGCAAATAATAGACGTCCTGCCCATAGATCTTAAGAGATTCTATGATGATGTCTTCGTATAAATTCTGTTCCGAACGTATTTTGTCGGAAAAATATAAATTACGCATATCAACCTATAAAGAAATCGGGTGGCAATTCATGTTCCATTCTGATACGTTCTCTTAATGCTTCGATCTCACCGGTAGCGTCATCATATATTTGTCTACCATTTAGAATAACGCCGCCGGGTAATTGCATTCCTTCGAACTTAATTAAATTCATACCCCATTGTTGCTTGAATAAAGAAGTGGTATAATCTTTAAGCCATATATCATTAAAGACTGCAGTGTGAGCTCCAGGATCTACAATCTTATATGCTTCGTAGATAATATACTCACCTGCTTTAGCATCACCATCTACAAAGTCACCAAACAGATATAATCTATTTTGTTTTCTAGAATATTCTGTTTGTGGATGGCCGTTTAATTTCATATCTAATAATGAAAGATACTGTTGCAGCTGTTCGTAGTATGCGAGGTCACCGGCAAAATTTTGCATATCAGCAATATCATTCAACATTAATTGATATTTAATGTCAAAGAAATTAAAAGAAGAATTAAAAGAACTAGAAATAGCAAATAGTCTGGTTACAAACAAGACATCACTAGGAACTGCAACGTACCCATTCGACACATCGGTATCAGTTACTAAGTGCGCTACATAAGTTCTAACTGTAGCATCACTGTTATATTCTTGCCAATACTGAATAGCCTCATCAACACGATCTTCGATTTGATCTTCATCAATATTGATTTCAATAACCGGATCACCGAGTTTTCTTTTGCAGTAATCGATTAATGTTGCCCTAGAGCTTGGATTTGCCATAATAGTCCCCTTTAACGACTATTTATATTAGAAACTTATAGTCCCCGTGCCAGCGGTAAAAGTATAAACATGATAACCAGATCTAGATGTAGAATTAACAGTGTATGTTAATCCTGTGCTTATAGCAACACGAGTTCCAATTATATCACTATCGACAGCAAGAATAACAACTCCGGACCCGCCGTGTCCTCCTCTAGTGATATTTGCCGAGCCACATGTTTCATCGCCTCCACCGCCACCACCGCCGGTGTTTGCAGTACCATCACGATTTGTTAAAGCTTCTCCACGATTTGTTGTAGTGCCCCCATTATCAACACCGGCACCACCGCCACCTGAACCTCCTGGTCCACCGCCTACTGAATTACAATAACCTCCACCGCCTCCACCACCAGCATAGTAAGTAGCAGTGCCTGTGATTGATGATTGTCGTCCTGCGCCGCCATCTCCACCGGGTCCTCTGCTAGCGCCTTCAGCACCTACACCATCTCCTCCAGCAGCACCAGCTCCGCCGCCTCCACCACCTACGTAGTTAGAGCTAGCTCCATTAGAACCATTGCCACCAGCATTTTTGTATCGATAAGTATTGTATCCGCCGGCACCATAATCACCAGCTGCTGCTCCAGATGCAGCTGCGCCAGAAGCGCCTCCACCTCCGGAGCCGCCTGGTGTCGGCGCTGTCGTACTCGAGTGACCACCACCACCTCCACCTTTAGCTACAATAGCGCCAAATTGAGAATCCGATCCGTTATCTCCCTTTGCAGTTTGTTGGCCATCTCCTCTAGCACCAACAGTAATTGTATAATTTTGATTTCCGTAAACTTTATAAGCAGCGCCAGATGTCAGATCGACGAATTCACCGGCACCGCCACCACCTCCATCGCTACCGCCACCGCCACCGCCGCCTCCGATTACTAATAATTCGATAAGAGTTGGATACTCGCCTATTCCACCTTGCACGTTATACCAACCGCCACCATCGGTAATGTATAACTTATCGCTACTATCAACCCAAGCAAAACTGCCAGATGTAAGATTAGTTGTCGGCAGGTCAGCCTCGGTTGTAACGAAAGTAGCAGGAGTTTTCGTAGCTGATTCTCCTAACCGATTTTTTACTATATCTTTATAGCTAGCCATTATCCTGTTAATTCTTCAGTTGGCGGTGTAAATGTATGTGATATGCCAGAAACGTTGTTTCCTACAACCACTCTAAAGTTAGAAATGTAACCAGTAAACGGTTCACTACCGCCTACTAAATTAGCTATTAACAAATCTGTATTTGAGAAATTTTGCGTTGTTGAATAATCAACACCTAATTTTGTACCATCTAAGAACATTCTCATGACTCCACTAGTTCTTACGAATGCAACATGGTGCCACTTATATAAAGTTAATTTGTTGTCAGCTTCAATTCTTCTTGCAACACTACCAGACGTCACATCGGCCCAAGTGATATCATTACCACCATCTGAACCAAATGACCATCCAGTAGCATTTCTTGTTACGCTAGCATGAGTAACATAGTTAGTGAACACATCATTTCTCACCCAGTAATCAATTGAGAAGTCTCCAGAGCCAAGACCGCCTGATGGTAACGTAACAGCAATTGAATCATTTCCATCAAAGTGCACAGAGTAAGTTCCAGCAAAAGGAACCTGTGAACTCGATACTGTAGGATCTCCGCTAGTAGTTACTGACAGATTATTACTCGATGCATCAACTATAGTTGCTGAATTACAAAGCAAGGCTTGAGTGCCTGAAACTGCAGTCGAAGCAGTTTGTGCTGGAATAAATGGATATCTTGACAAACCTTTAGTTACTCTAAAATCTTCTAGATATCCATCGAAGTATCCACTATCTGCAGGCTCAGCCCATCTGCCAAGTGATATTCCCATTGTTGAACCAGAAGAAATACTATTTGTATTAACAACAGTTCCTTCTACCGATCCATTCACGAATAAAGTTAATTGGCCATGGTCTCGTGTTAGTACGACGTGATACCAAGTATCTAAGCTATATGATGTTGTGCCTGTGATAACTACTCCATTATTATATACTTTAAAGACACCGCTTTGTATATACATTCCAAAAGACGCGGTGCTACCAACAGTACCACCTTGACCTACAAAGTACGCGTAATTTCCAGGATTATTGTCTACGTAAACCCATCCTTCGATTGTAAAGGGACCGGTGCCATAATTAAAACCAGAATATGTAATAGCATCTGTTTCGAAATATGTAGTAGCAAGATAGTCACTGTTGCCATCAAACTTAATTGATGAAGAAGCGTATTTAGTTTGAGTAGTTGATGATTGAGTAGTTCCGTATAACGTTACGCCAGCTTCGGTGCCACCACTAGCATTGAAAACTTTAGGTGGAGTTGGTTGTATTAATACTTCTGTGCCGGTTATAGCTGTAAGTGGTACAGTCGGCGGAGTGAATGCAGAAGTGTAAACAGCAGTACCTTTTACAATACGAAATTCTGCTACATAAAAGTCATCTAGACAATTGCTCTGTGCCCTTCCAAGTACCATCTCACGATTAGGAAAGTTAAGAGCAACACCGGAGCTTAAGTTCTCAGTTTCTCCTAAGCGGCCATTCACAAAAGGTTTCAGAGTATCACCGTCTCTTACTAAAGCAATGTGATTCCATCCTTTATATATTTCGGTTGCTGCTGACGCAAAGAAATCTGGCGCACCAGCCCAAGAGGCAGGTGATGATGCAGTAGAATAGTAATATCTATTATTAAGCCAATAAATACCTCTATTGCTGGAATCATCATTTTGGTCATCACTAAATATGGTTTTACTAGGAAACCCGCCATCATCTGGAAGCCAAAACCATCCTTCGTAAGTAAAATCACCAGCATAACTAGTAGTGGCGGATCCATTAGCTGCTTCTACAACATGATATCGGTCTTCAATAAAGACTGAAGCACCATGAGTTGATGAATTATAGGGAATATGATTATATGGAATACGAGGAGGACGATTAGTTCCCATACCATTATGTCGAGTAACTGCACTAGAGTTCGAAGACAAATCATGTAGGTATGGCCACATGGTTACGAATAAAGCAGTGTTGCTATCTGACTCTAAGCGATCATTAGGCACAGTCATAGTGCTTCCGGAATATACAGCACCTGCTGTAAACTTCCAATCAGCAAAAAATCCTGCCATACTGTTATTAGCTCGAGGTGTATACTGGATTGCTGCCAGTGTATTGAGTGATCTTCCGAAATAATTATAAGTAGCTGTACTTGGCACTCCCGTAACTGTTACAGGGTCTAATCTTCCGTCAATATATAGGTTAGCCGTAGTACCAGATACTTGTAAAGCGATATAATGCCATTCATTAAGACCGACGTGTGTATCAAACGCTGTAAACCAAGCACCGTTGTAAAATCGTATTTTTCCGCTAATATCACCATAGTTTAGAAACCAGCCTCCACCTCCAGCTCCATTAGACAAACGATTATCAAAGAAAGCAGAATTTTCAGTAAGAGATCCAGTGAGATAAAACCAGCCTTCCATAGTAAATCCACTTGATTTCCACCAAGTTTGATTACTAGTAAAATACCCATCATCAATAGCAATATAATGATTGTTAGCGTTTACTTGATAGGTGCCTTGCTTAGCTGGATGATATGGAGTTACTGCATAAGTTGCAGGAGTAGTGCCGCCAGCAGCAGTTATAGTAACATTATTACCTGAATTATCAACAGGTAGTGTTGTATTAGTGCCGGCATTGCCTGACGCCTTAGCAAGCAAAGAAGTAAAACCTGAATTACTGATTTGATTATTAAAAGTTAGCGTAAACTCAGAAACTGCTGATGCTAAATTAACTCCATCCGATGCCTTAAATGTTAGATTGCCTGATGTAGTTGTAGCGGAATCTTGAGAAAGTGGTGTTATGGTAAACA